TAGTGAATTCTTCTCTGAAAGAATCCTTAACATCAGTCGAGAACATGATGTACTCTTTCGGAAGAAAGACGGTATCATTGGCACAGACGATGGGTGGAACCCATTCACGGACATTGAGCATCTGCCTTCCTGCAATGATTTCATTCTCTACGGTGAATGCGAGAGGTCGCTTGATCTGAATATGTCCCTTTGTGATTTGGACCTCAAATGCGACAATATCCTCATTGGTCTTTAACTTGTAGAACTTGATGGGAAATGGGGTGTTCATTGGCGTAGTCCTATGTTGATTGATTTGATGGGAAACTTCTCTTCGTTGTAAATGCGAACTCGTTCCTCATAGTGTTTCAACGCAAAGTTGACATACGCCCCGTAGCGTAGATCGTCTACAATATCATAAAGGACTGCCTTACTCTTATTCTCACCGAGGCGTAGCCCTCTGCCGATGGACTGCAATGTTCTAATCTGGCTCTTCGTTGGTGAAGCGAAGATAACATTATGTAGGTGTTTGATATTGATGCCTGTGGAGAACGTACCATACGATGCCACGATCACCGAATCAGTCTCACCCTCAGTGATGCGCCGAACCTCTTCGCGGTCCAGAGTCTCCACATCACCATGAATGAAATGCACCTTGCGATTCGGCAGACGTTCCTTGATCATTTGGTGGAGAATCCTGCCGTGCTTGTCCACGTAATTATACAGGATCAGCGTGTTACCGTCAAGTGATTCTGCTAATTTGACTATGAATTTGTTGCGTGCTTCGTTCGCACACAGGAAGGAAATCTCGTCTGGATAGGACTGTCCCTTGATGGGTTTCACTACCTCTTCGGGATACTTAAGAACAAGACACTTGATTTCCAGTGCGGCAAGGTGTCCCTTATCCTGTAGTTCCTTTGTGGATGCCACTCGCTGTACGGGTCCGAACAGTCCTTCCAGTACCAGTTTGTGTACCTTAGACCCATCCAGTGTACCCGTAGTTCCTATACGGTAGTCGCAGTTTACTAACTGCTCCATGATGTGCTTGAGAGATTCTGCCTTGAATTGGTGAGCCTCGTCACCGATCACATAGTCGAACTGGCTGAAATACTTATTCGGCAGATCGTAGACCGACTGCCATGTGGAGATAACCAACGGCGCATAGGCATCCGTCGTGAATCCCTGATAGATGCGCTGACAGTTCTTCTCTACGTCCCACCCATATGAGGCAAAGTCGGCATACATCTGCTCGACTAGGGATGTGGTAGGCACGATCAGCAGTCCACGCTTCTTACCGCGTTCGATCAGCCATCGTGATATCATGTAGATGATCATCGACTTGCCGGATGCAGTAGGCGAGAGGACAATGCCGCGCTTGCGTGTCAATGCCCACAGATAGGCAACCCATTGGTAATCGCGAGGTTCCATAGAAACCTTCCATGACTCAATGTGTTCTTTCTGTGGTAATTCGGGGATATTGCCCTTGACAAGCGTGTAAGAGTAAGAGTAGTTATTGTCCTTCGCGAACTGACGAACGTATGGTTCTAATCCTGCGTAGATCTTGTGAGTTCTAAGATGGAATAGACGAATCTTCCCGTCCCAATACTTCTTCTTTTCTTTGGGAAGGAACTTAGCGGAAGGAACGGAGTAGGTGAAGAACTCTGATAGTTCTTGCGCGGCACTAGCCTCGCATCTTATTCTTCCCCATACGTTACTGACTTGTTCAAAATGGATATCACTCACAACTCAACCATTTTCCCACACCGCTTACACGGTCCTGCGGCTGTGCGATTGCTATAATAAATTAGGTCAATGTCGCCATGCCCACGCAAGGCACACCAGAATTCTTTCCACCACTTCTTAATGCCCACCACGTTCGAACCTCTCCCATGCCATCCATTCCTTCATCTGCCATGTGCGGTTGTTGAGTTCCTTCATGACGTAGGTGCAGAAGGATACGCACTCTTCGTGGAACGCGATCTGGCTCTTGATCTTCAACAGATCGTCGTCGGCATCCATATACACGTTGAGGTCTGACTTGAGAGTGAACGGAAACGGATCCCAACCTAGCGTTGCCAACTCCTGCTGAGAAAGCTTGCCGTTATAGTACATCCATTTCGTCTTGCGCAACTTGTCATACTCTGCCTGACGGCGAGCTTCGGCAAGCTTGTGCAGCGACAAATACTTGTTATACTTAGAGTGAAGGACAGGAATCTTGATCATCTGTCCACCCGCATCCGTCGTATCAATATGAGAGTCAGTCTCCCATTCGGTGATCAACTGTTCGACGTTGGGTGCAACCATATTAGCCATAGCGAAAAATCTCCATCAAAAGCATATGGTTATCATAGCATATTCTGGTTAGAGTGTCAAATTCTTTCTAGGTTGTAATACGAAAATCTGAAAGTCGCATCGCACGTAATGATGTTTTCAGCCGAGTCGAGGGTGCTAAATTGAATTCCACCTAGAGTTGTAGGGAACAAATCCTTGTATTGAATGCGGAAATTGGGGTTATTCTTATTAGTGAATACCGTCATGGATGCATCTGTGTACTGTGGTGGCAGCTTACCGGCATTGCCGCGAGAAACCACATCGCGGAACTGACTCTTCATTGCGGCATATTCTTCGAATTCCTTGGGGAAGGTCATGGCGCGAATCCAGTCATGAATGGCTTCCCAATCCCGAAGGTCTTCGTCTACGAGCATGGTCACGTTGAGCGTATCGTAGATTGCCTTTTCGCCGGGAACGTACAGGTCAAGGAAAGGCGTTGGACGCATGACTTCCGAGAGCGAGATACCCGGAAGGTTTGCCGTCTGGCAGAAGAACGTGAGTCCCGGCAGGCGTGTGAAGTTGAGTTTAAACTTCGTGCTTTGCAGGATATCACGGTTGGATGGATTGCGTTCGATTGCGCCCATGGAGAATACCTTCTTTGGGTAGGATCATGCCCTATTTAGGCACAGCAAAAAGGGGCGGAAGTTTCCTTCCGCCCCTGAGTCACTTGGGATTGCTCCCTCGTTATTTTTGTTTCAGCTACGATTAGCCGATGAGGTTGACAACCGAGAACTTACGGTAGTAAGTGTTGGTGTGGTTGGTCAATGCACCGGAAACAACCGTTTCTGCGCCCTGCTGCGAGTTGCCGAATGGGTTCTGGACCAAGCCGTAGCGGGTCTTGAAACCGATCTTAGGCTGGAACGTGTCAGGGTTAATTGCACGAACCATCTGTAGCGGAACGTATGGGCAGTAGAACACGCCTGCGTCGTAAGGGGTTGGACCCTTGTAACCGACAACCACGTAGTCCGATCCAGTGATCGAATATGGGTCTACGTAGACCTTGAGGCGACCGAATAGCGTACCTGCGAAGGTGTTGCCAGTGTCGTCAACCGCGAGGTTGGTGTTGTTGGATAGAGCAGAGTTGTAGTCCAGAAGACCAGTCATCGACAGTGCGGATGCAACGTCGGTGCTGACGATCAGGATGTTACCCTTGCCACGGCGAGTGTCCTTCGCGATCTTGTTGCTTGCGCGTTCGATTGCGAACAACAGACCCTTGAACTTTTCAACAGCCCAACGACCGGACGTATCCGTTGCCGATGCGAGGTTGAAGGTTGGGGTGCTGATGCCGGTGTAACCGATGTTAGCGACAGCGTAGATCGTGCGGACAACTTCACGATTGATTTCCGCGAGGATTTCAGTCGAGAGGATGTTGCTCAACTCTGCTTCTGCGTCAAGACCGTGAATTGCCTTCAAGTCCTGTGCGAGTTCAAGAGTGTACTCAGCCTTAAGAGCGCGAGTCTTAGCAACAACGCTGACACGTTCGATGGAGAAGCCCATCTGTGCCATGCCGGTGCCGAGGTCTTCACCGAACGCCGTGGACATACCGTTACCGGTGTTTGCGAGCGTGGTGTTTGCGTATGCGGTCAAGTTAGCCGAGTTGGTGTTGGCATTACCCATACCAGTCGTCGTTAGGAAGCCGGTGCCGTGTGCGCCGTTACCCGACCATGCAGTGTTAGCTTCGTTGAAGAAAGCTTCTGGTGCATTGTTGAGCCAGCCGTTACCGGTGTTAGCGTACTTAGCCTGCATAGCGAAGATAAGACCCGTAGGTCCGGTCATTGGCTGAACGCCGCAAACGTCATATGCCATGAGGTTAGGAAGTGCGCGACGAACCAGACCGATTAGGATTGGGTCGAAGCCCTTGATGTTGCCTTCGCCACCCG